GATTTTCCACCACCACCAATAGCATATAACGCTAACTTAAAAGCATTTCCATTAGTAGCAAAATTATGTGTAGCCGTCAAAAGCTCTGTTTTAAAGGAAGTACACATCGCTTGTGTTATTGCCATTTTATATTCTCCTTATAGTATTAGCTAAGTCGGGGTGACCAGCCTCTCTTAGTTTATGGGCTATAGTAGCACGTTCTTCTTTTCTAGCCAACTCTATATGATAATGCACGACATTTCGCACGTTATCAGAAAAAGCTTGCGCTTGTTGCCTGATTGGTTCAGGGGCTGTTTCCGACACAGCAATTATCTTATTAGTAGCCATATCTGAAATTTGATCGTCACTAAGTCCGCCATTATTCGACGCAACTACAGTAACAAAACCTGCCTCAATTCCCCCTTTTACACTAAACATTTCTTGCTTCTCCCCCATTCATGTGTTTGTGATCGTGTCTTCCAAATATCACAGGGTCTTGATCTAATGGCTCTGGTGGATCTACTTTAGATTGACGAGTTATCAATAAACCCCCACTTTTATACGATTGCACTAAAGGATCTTCTAACCTGTGATACCCATACAACTTTTCATTCTCTGGCACATTTGTATCTAAAAGCCCAGAACTATGTGCAACCTCTATCTTCACACCTCTAGTCGTAGCAATTGCACACCAAAACTCTGTGCAAGCTCTTCCCGCTTCTGCCATGCTTACATTCTTGTATGTATAATCTAAGCCATACAAACAAAGCTCTTTTACCCCGTAGTATATTGCATACGCAATTGCATAAGGAACAGTGTTGTTAAAATAACAAACGTTTAAATCTTTGATAACGGCCTCTAATGGATAAAGTTCTAGATGTTTTACTCGACTATCCATTTCACAAGTAATAATAGGTTTAGTGTTTTTTTCTAAAAACTTTCTTGCTATGCCCGTCTGAGAACCTGCATCATCTGAATCCAAAAACCTAGACACTGGATCCATCATTATAGTTTTATCCACATGAATAATACCACCCACACAGTTAATGCCCCAGACCTCGTCAAATGTTTCTGAACGTATTCTAGCGGCTATATAGTCAGAATAGCTCCCACCCAATCCAACAATAGCTAGTTTCATGTACGCGGCCTCCTGGGAAGACCTTGACGATAAGCGTCAGCATTTTCTCTAGCCTCACCATAATCTTTTAATCTCTCTAAAGATCTTAAAAATCTTTCAGTATATAATTGTTGCAAATCTTGCTCCCCTTTCATGTATATATTAGCCTCTACTAAGCTTCCATATAACATAGCATTTGGTGCATTTTCACTTAACCAAGTTGTACCATTATCTCCCACAGACGTTAAACTATTTGGTCTATAGAAATAATGCAATTCCGCAGTATAAGCTACCGCAGGTGTTGGAGCTAAGATAAAATTATCTATATCAAAAAAAGCATAGTATTTAGGAACACCTGTAGCAGAAGTAGGATTTACAGATTGAATATAATTAACGTCTTTTTCTAATAAAAATTCTTTAGTAGTTCCATTTAAAATAGACAAACTAAATGACGCTAAATAATCACTTGGCACTTGTAAATAAGGGTTAGTTCCTGTCCCAGAAGTTAATCCTGTAACATTTTTTCTAAAATATTGTAAATCTATAGAATTTAAAATTTGTTGTTCAGCACTTTCTATAAAATCAGGTATGCTGGAAACAAACGTAGTTTCTAAATTATCTGAATAATTTTGTATTGCTGATTTTAATTGTGCGTATGTATAGCTCATGTTACCACCACCGTTACAGTTCCTATTTCTCCCGTAGCGGGAAGATCATTTGGAGTTAATCCATAGTCATTTCTCATTCCTACAGGGTTCCATCCCCATTGAATACTTCGTTGTTCAGATAAATCTTGTTCTGGCCTTGGATTTCTTAAAGCTTGGGCATCAGGTCTAGTTCTGATTGGATCTAATTGAGGATGTTTTGCCTCCCATTCGTCTTTTCCAACTAAAAAACCTGTCCATTCTTTTCGCATATCTTTTAATCTATACCTAAATCCAGAACGGTCTGATATTCCGTAAGCCCATCTGTCACTAGCGTATTTAGACATTATTATAACCTCTTAGGGAAGGGGCAACGTGAAAAGAAGCCCTATCTCTATCTTCTTCCATGGCTCTGTCCATTTCTTCGTCATAAATACCTTTTAATAATTGTATTCTATCAGGAGCTTTTTTTATTGCTATATAATAAGAAAGTCCTGCCGCTAACGCAGGATAAAACCTAAAAGGAACTCCAATAGTATTTATGTAAGTATCTGCGTCATCTAATCTAGTTAAAGCATCATAATACACAGCGTCAGTAGAGTTATCAGGTAAAGGCCAAAGCTTTAAATTAGGAGTAATTTGACGATCTAAAAAGAATTGAGTAGGTCTTCCTGTTGTGGTTTTAGTGGGTATATTTAAATAAGCATCTCTACTTATTCTTTCTAATGAATAATCTGTTCCATCTCTTCGAACTACAAGTGATAATATATCTATAACATCAGCATTTAAATCATATTCACCATCACTTTGAGTAACAGTAAAGTTTCTTTGAGCTATAGTCCATTGGTTTAAACCTCTGTTAGCCCAATCTGCAAATAATAAATTCATAGACCTTTTTGCAGTTTTTAAATCATAACCAGTTCTTGCATCTAAACCACAACGCTCAAAAGCTTCTTCTATATATTCAGAAACATCTAGTTCAAAATCTTTTGAGTTTGATACAGTCATAATTTAAAATTCCTTTTGACTATCTGCATTTCCATCTTTTTCTAGCTTGACGAAGCCGACTGTTAGGATCTTTAGCCGCCTTCGGAAACTGCTTCATCTGTCCAGCAGACCTAGCGCAATAAGACTTTCGTCTATTTGCATCCTTGCTACCTTTTTTAACTTTCCCTGTAACAGCGGTCTTTAATTTACTTCCAGGGTTTTTTCTTCTATACGATGCAACACCTGCTTTTGTCATTCCCGCCCCAGACTTTGTGGGGCGGAAATTTTTCTTATTGCGCTTTGGCATTTTATCAGGACGTTTAGCCATAATCTTTTCGCATTGACATAATAATTGTATAAGTGTCTCCGCTAGTATGACCTACAGTAGTAAACGAAACATCTCCTGTTTTTCCAGAGCCTGAATTATTTGTCAAACCTCCAAAATTAGTATAATCTTGATTACCACTTTGGTTTTCACCAAGCTCAATAGCCATTACATCGGTAGTTGCATCAAATAAAATACGAACTTTCATTCCAATACACTGCCACCAAATTTTATCGATTGTAACACCAGTACATGCTTGACCGTTAGAATCAGAGGCTAAACCACTAACATCTACCTTAACAACAGCACTTTCACCTGTTCCGTCAGAAATATTAGTAAATTTCTGAACAAGCATTTTTGCACCATCTTGAAGCGTTTGAGTCGCTACAGCATCAGCCATATTAATTACTCCTTATTTTAGGTTAAGAAGCAATATCATAACCAGTGATTGTAATAATTAATCTACCCGCTGTATAAGTGGCATCTGTTGTTGCACCCGCAGTTAAATACAGATACTGATCTGCCGCGATATCGCCACCAGCGACTAAACTACCTGCCGCTAAGTCACCTGAGTTGATAATTAAAGTCTCAGTTAAATCAGAAATAGGCGTATCTTCGACACCTGTAGCTTCTGTAGCAGAATGTAGATTAATGTCTGGATCTCCACCCGCAGGTGTTTCAAGACACATCATAGTGACACCAAAAACTGTACCTGAGTTAGCAGTAGTTACCTGACCAAGGTAGGCAACTCCATCACCGTCTTTACCAATAATATCTCCCGCCGCTGTTGAACGCAGTCCAGTTAGGTCGATCATTATTGTTGTTTTAACAATATTCACATTTGTAGTGGTATCACTCTTAAAACGCTCAACTTGTGTTACATAAACAGCCGCAGTGCCTTCTATTCCTGCACTTCCAGCGGCTTCAACAGCCATTTTATTACCACTGGTAATTGTAACAGTACCTGTTGTTGCATTTTTTGTTATGGTTTCAAAACCATTTTCTGAACGGACTGGGCCGTTAAATGTTGTATTAGCCATTTTAATCTCCTTGTCGTGGCAAATGTCAGTCGCGGGATGCGACTGTCAAGGTAGTTACAGGTTACACTACCTCTTTGTAAAAAGAAAGAGTGCAACCTTTAATTTATTTTTTAGCCTCTTCAGAAAGAATTAAACCTAATATAGCACAACCCAAGCCGACAAAAACCAACTCGCCAATTCCTGATATAGTTCCTACAGCAATTACACCAACGCCAATTGCTGCGTAACTTGATGGTTCAGATAGTCTTCCAGTAATCCATTTTATCATTTTACTATTCCTTTTTAAATTAATTAAAAAAAGGCGACCGAAGCCGCCTTTTCTATTACTTTAACAAGAGCATCTATTAAGCTCCAGGTGATCCATATACGCAACGTGGGTCACTAAATCCGAAAGAATAACGCTCACGGGCTTTAAACCGCATGTTACCTGTATCGAAATCAGCTTCCATGTTAGTACGCATTGGAGAACGCTCGAAGTGCTTAAAGCCATTAGGAGCATCTGTTTTTAGGAAGAACGCATCAGGATCTGTCAAGAAGTGATTGACTGTGTATCCTTCAGAAACCATTCCCATGTTTTTAACTGCGTTGATGTCGTTATCCGCAGTTGATGGGCGTAGTGTGGTTTCTAGCAAACGATCCGCAATAAACTGTAGCTGTGGTGGAATTACTAATTTCATACCACGAAGAGCAACAACCATGTTCCTCTCATCTACAAATGCTGCAACATCAATTAAAGCATTTTCTAACGAAGTTTCGTTAAGATCTGCCGCAGTTGTTGGTTCGTTTGCAAACGTACCGCCACCATTCAAGGGATGCACGAGAGAGCAAAGCTCAACTCCATCACCACCAGTAAATGAGGCATTAAAAGCATTGTTTAGAACAGCCGCTGCTTTAACCTGCTTAGTGTGCGCCATAGATCGGGCTAATGCCTTAGTATAACGTGCGCCAAGTCGGTCATAGAGGTTGTCCTCAATTGCTTCCTCAGTTAGTGCGAAAGCTAGAGCAACGGTTTCGTGTGAATAACGAGCAGTGTATGCTTCGTTAGCTGAGTCGAAACCAACTCCTGCACCTTCAGTTTTGGTCGGTGCGCTTCCAAAACCAGCCAACATAACTTCTTCTTCAAAAGCTCTGTCTGATGATTCTGTATCAAAGATTTCTGCATGTTCGTTATCATAACGATCATACTCCATCCCGAACAAGGCGTTTAGACCAGGTTCTAGTTCTGCAACTAGTTGTGAACGTGAAATTGCCATAACTTAGTCTCCTTCCTATGCTAATCCAGCGCCTTTAAGCCCGAATATATGATTTTCAATTACAACTTTGATATTGGCGTTAGCAGTAGCTACATCACTATTGTCAGGGTCTTGAGAAATATCAATTGCCTTTAACGGTAAACTAGTTGCTGTTCCACCAGTAGATACCTCTAATTCAGAACCTGAAACACCACTTTGTGTGCTTCCTGCTGTAGTATAGATAATATCAAAGTTACCGAATAGATCTGTGATTGGGAATACTGCATCCGATTGAATTTCATAAACAACCATAGGGTCATCAATGATAAACGCAATAATATCATCAGCGTTCGTACTTGCTGGATAATAGTTACTAAATGTTACTTTACCAGTAGTAGGATCTGTGTACTCACAACCGTTAAATACACCAACTATTGGTACAGTTCCACCGTCAGCATGTATTGCTACAGTACCTCCAGTAACTTGAGCTACCATATCGCCTTGGAAAATTGCTGTTCCATAGTTAGCGGCGATTCGATAACGATTTTGGCCTCCTGTGAATGGGGTTCCCCCGATTCTTCCAATAGGACGTAGACCAAAAGGGGCATCTTGATTTGCCATTTTTACTCTCCTTTAGAGTTTTCTGAGCCTCGTTTAGATCCGAAGCTTACAGATGATTGACGTTGAGGAGCCATTTTGGGCATGTTCGGATTGTTTTCACGCATCCAATCATTGTCCACGGCATCCATTTGATTCTTTGAAGCATTAAGATAATGCTCATTCCGCTGTTCGACCATTTCAATAGGGATACGAGCTAAAACTAATCCGCCTACGCCTATAACGCCTGCGTTCCTTCCCTCATCTACTGTTGGTCCAAAATAATCGGGATGCTCTTCAGCGCGAACGAGTTCCCAGCCTTCCTGCCGTTTCTTATGCACGTTTGTTTTGTCATCGTACTCTAATACAGACTCACGAATCCACCTATGTTTATAGCCTATTGGAGGCTCTGGAGCGTTTAAAGCAGAACCAGGTCGCCACTGTTGAGGTCTTTCTTGTACCTCCCGCGTTGTTGTATCGCGTGAAACTCTATCTGCCATTTTAATCTCTCCTACTTTCCAGTCTAACAACTTCAGCCGCATATTTATCCAGGGGTATTCGCATTTTATTAGCAAATGCCACCTGACCCTTAGTAAGTTCTACTGATTGTTTCCGTCCTTTTTTAATAGACCGTCCGTTTCCAGACGTAGGAGTGACAACTTGGACGTTTTTCTTGTCACTCTTAAATTTAGTTGGCATTTCAGATCTCATTCTTTTATCAATTTCTGAATAATAATCAGTTGATATAGGATCAAATCCCTCATTAACCATATCTTTGTGAAGTTGTTCGGCGACAGCAGTCATAACTGTGTCTCCTCCATCCCCAAACCATTCGTTTTTGGATCTCCAATCATTCAAAAGTTTAGCATTTTCAGCGGCTCTTGCATCATTTACTCTAGGTTGAGGGTTTTGCGCTCTAGCCTGTTCTTGTTGCCTGTAATACTCTTGTTCTTTTGATTCACGAGCAGATCTAGCTTTTTGAACTCTAAGTCTTTCTTTTTCTATAGCAATTTGAGAAATGGCTGATTGAGCTTCCGCAACTTTCCCATTGTCTCCTGCATCTAAAGCTTCAGTTAAAGCTCTTTTTACATCATTTTCTTGAGAACTAACACGCCCTTCGTATTCAGATAAATATCCCTTATCTAATCGAGCTAACTTGTTTCTGAGATTCTCATTCTCTTCTTCTTTTTGTTTTGCATAATTTATAGCTGCTTCAGCTTCTTCAGAAGCTAATTTTTGTTTAGCAGTAAGCTTGTTAATTCTTTTCTTAACGCCTTCACTATAACTAGCTAACTCATCTTCTTTTGGCTCTGCCTTAACCTCTTCACGAACATTTGTTCGGGTTTCTTCAGAATCATTGGATTCTTCAGACTGAAGATCTATTTCTACAGACGTTGTTTCATTAGAAACATCATCATCTTCAACAATTTCTTCTTTAATATTTTCAGCCATAGACATTTTTCCTGTTCTCCTTTGCTTTATACATATGAAATATCTTCGGGGTCAAGGATAGTCGCAATAATATTGTCGTCATTTATAAGACGAACCTCTAAACCTTCCACTTTAAACCTATTTCCAGCATATCTTCCTATTAATACCCATTTCTTTTCAGATGCCCAAGCACCACTTGGGAATTTCTGGGTGTCTGTGTAAGCGTCAGGCCCAAGTTTAACAACGTAAGCCGCCACAGTTGCGAAGGATTCACGCTCTCTAACAGAGTCTGGAACTATTACTCCACCTTTAGTTTTGGAGCTAGGATAATATGGGATAATAAGAACTCTATAACCAGTTGGCTGGGGTAGGCGTTCTATTACAGAACTTTCTAGATTAGAAGGATCATCTTCATTTTTACTCTTCTCTGGCTCTCTAGAAGCTCCTCCACCAAAGGCAGTTTTTAGTGCTTTTGGCATTTCAGGTTCTTTTTTATTTGCTAAGGATCTTGCGACATGTTCAGGAACATATAATTTTTTAGTCATCTTCTAACATTACACCTTTCATCGCGGTTTTAATTTCATCTTCAATAAAGGTCATTCCGCGTAGTTGACCTGCAAGATACCGATACTCATCAAATGAGTTAATCGAACCATCAGCAAGCGTGTCTTTAACTCTAGAGATACGCTCACGAATGTTTTTTAATAAGTAGTCTGCTAAATTTATTGCGTCCATAATTTAGGACAATATACCATGATAAAGGAAAGGCAAGTACAATTACCATCTATTTCTTTTTAGTTGTTTTTTTAACTTTTAATTTAGCTTTAGCTTTAGGCTTTGCTTTAACTTCTGATTTTGGTTTCTCAACCCAAGCCTCATTTTCTGGCGTTTTAGGATCGTCTTTTACAAAATGACCTTCTTCAGTCCTTGCTCTAACTTTTACTGTTTCAACAACTTCGACAATATTTTTTTTAGCTGCTCTTATTTGTTGAATAATTTTATCTCTTACAGAACCCATTATAATCTCCTTTTAATTTGCTTTCTGTCTGGCGTTAAGAGATGCTATATCTCTTTGAGTTTGGATACGATCTTCTGCTATTCTTGTTTTATCTCTTAAAGCTTCTTGAGAAACAGCAACACGTTGTTGATCTATCATATTATCATTAATCTCTTTTTCTCTATCAAACTCTTGTCTAGCTACAAATTCACTATCTTTTCTTTGTAAATCAGCGGCTTTTATTTCTAATTCTTTGTTTCTAATTTCTACAAGAGGATCAGTTTCTGGCGGAGTTTCCATAGATTGTGACAATTGCTCAACAGTATCTGCTATTATTTGAGCCGCAATTTTATCTATTTGTGGCTGTATTTGTTGCATCATAGCTTGCATCTGTTGTTGATCTTGCTGAACTTCAGGAGGGATTCCTTGCATAATTTGTTGCTGTGCCTGTTCCTCAGACATTAATCCAATATGCTCCTGCACATGCCCTTGTAGAGCCATAATAGCATTTGGGTTCATTTCTACTGCTGGAGTAGACATAATGGCTAAATGAGTCTCGATATGGGCCTGATGGTCTTGACCTGGAAATGCCTGCAAAGGAACACCCAATAAAGAGTTTTGATTTTCTTTGGCTGCATTAACTGGTTGAGGCTGTGGAGGTGCAGGCAGTAAAGCATCAATATTGCTAACACCTAAAGCCTCGTACATCTTACGATAAGCTTGGTATAATCCTTGAGGGCCACCATGTATCTCTGGATTAGACTGAACTAACTGCAACTGTGTTTGAGCTAATGCAATCCTTTGAGACATAGAAAATATGTTTGGATCGCTGGTAGGAATAACATCAACTCTACCATCAAAGTCTTGCGCTTTAACTTCTGGACCAACTTCATTTGAAATAATATAGGGATATGGTTCTACGCTCTTAGAGAACACTTGAGCTAATAGCTTAAACTCTAATTTTTGAGAATAATGTAGCCTTTTATGGATAGCAGACATAACTTTTGTGCCACGCTCCATAATAGCCATAGTAGTCCCAACAGGAGTATCACCCCCCATTTCACCTACTTTTAGGTCTGCCATAGACGCAAACCTACGCCCTGCGTCCACAAGATTACCTAAAAGGTTGTACAAAGTACCTGAAGGCTCTTTAAATGGTAATGGCATAAGCGCACCACGCAAATCGCCACTAACTACGTCTATATCTCTAAATTCTCCAGGCTGTAGTGGTTCGTCATCATTTTTGATCCTAGCACCACGAGCTTTAAATCCAGCAGGAAGATTAGCTAAAGTACCCGCATCTATAAGCTGTCTTAAAATCGAAGTAGAAGCTTGAGCTAACCCTCCAATCATATGAGTTAGCCCCAACCCATAAAAACCAAGACCTGGAAGAAACTTGTAATGAACAAAGAAATGTTTTTGTTTCTTCATTGTGTCTTGCTCTTCGTAGTTCCTCCTAATAGATAATACTTCGCTAGTATCCTCTAAAATTGTTACGATATAAGGCAACTGTAAACCAGTAGGCTCACCCATCTCGTCAATATCTTCAAATCCCTCTAAATCTAGATTTAAATGGACTTCATATAAAGTTAACTCTTCTGAGTTATTAGTTGGATGAACGCCTTGAATATCATTAATAGATTCTTGAACTTCACCAGAATCATCGGTTCCAGAAGAAGGTAAATCTATGTCATCACTATAAAAACCTGCTAACTGAAGCTTCCTAACTTCATTAGAGTTCATGCTAATTCTATGCGTAACTCTAGGAGAGGAAGCTAGATCTGATACTCCGTATGGAACAATTAAATCTTCTGCGTGAACAAAATCAGATACAGCTCTGTTTTTTAATGGGTTAAAATAAATCTTTTTAAATGTAGAACCAATAATAGGTAAGTAGAATAACATCTGATCTAACTCTGGATCATATTCTTCCATCTTACATGTAATCATATAGTTCATGTATTCTTGGACTCTTTCAGCTTGCTTAATAAGAGCCTCAGTCTCTTCTCCAAATACCTGCACCCTTACTGGCCCTTGGGCTGGTAACAGCTCCCTGTAGGCTTGCGATTGGAACTGGGTGACAGACTCAGCCAAAAGAGGGTGAACAATGCCAGAGGAGCCTTCAAATGGCTCAGAACGCTTTTCGTTTTTCATGCCAAGAAATTCTATGCCTTTTTTATAGGTGTCTTCCCAATCTTTTCTTGAAGATAAATCATCATCAATCGAACCTATCAAATCAGATGCTATTGTACCTAACTCTCCAGAATCCATTGTATCTGCTAAATTACCATCAAAAGGAAGATCTATAGTAACAGTTTCCTCCTCAAATTCACCTACAATAGCAGAACCATCTTCCATTTCTAGGATTCCAGGTCCAATTTGCATTTCTTCTATTTCAACAATAGCTTCAGGATTTTCATCTAAAGGAAGAATTCCAGGCATACCACCTGCTCCCATATCTCTCTCAACAGCCATTGTGATCTCCTATATATAAAGTGTTGGGGCAGAAATTGCTCATACCACTTTTCTCTCCAAAAATGGGAACAGACAACAGTTAGTGGGAGGACTCACCTGTTGCACTCTACCCCAACCTCTTTGCGCTATCTAACGCCAATAAACTTAGTCCCTCTTAGTGCAGCTCCACCGCCTCTAGAGTTTCCTGCTCCTGTTCCGCCTGTCATAGGAGCCTTTTTTAGATTGTTAAAAGACTCACTCATTACACCTGTAACTGCATTTTGATTGTTGCCGTCAGTAGGTGTTTTTATTGTTTTCTTTTTCTTCATCTTCATTGCTCTAATCCTTTACTTGTTCATTGCTCGACTTTTTCCACGACCTGGCATTACGCAACCACCGCCCTTGTACTTCTTCACTGAACCACCGCCTTTGTATTTCTTAACCATACCGCCGCCCATCATGCCTTTTCTTTTACCCATCATGTTTTCTAAACGAGACCTATCCATATTACTCATGCCTCGTCCAGATTCTTTAAGACCTCCTTTACTCAGCAGCATCATAAGTTTTTTAATCATACCTGCTTTTTCTGCATCCATGTCAGTAGTTGCATTTTGAGACTCCATATCAGACATACCGCGTTCAGCCATCATTCTTCTGTTGTTTGCTATGTCTTCGTCAGTAACAGCTTTACCTGCACCCGCTCCCGTCATACCCTTCATTATTTTTGCCATTCTGATACTGTCTGCCATAGAATCTGCCATTTTTTATCTCCTAATAATACTCTCTTGAGCTTCTAAATTCGTAGTCATCTTCGTCATTATAGTCAGTTGGGGTAACAATAAAACCACCTTGCCTAAAACGGAGTATAGCCTGTGTCATGCTATCTGCCAAGTCATCATGTTCGCCATTAGGAAAAGAAGCACATTCTTCCATCACCTCATCCGCAAAATTAGTCTCAGGACACCACACCATGCCACTCTCAAATACAGGAGCGCAGGAGTGCATCCTCGTAAACTTATCAGCACCACGGCTCGGAGTAAATGGTGTTACTGGAATCCCCATACGCCTTAATTCTTGCGTTAAAGGCATCCCTGAACCTTTTTGCTCTATGAGAACCATATCAGGGTCATACAATTTGTAAAGTTCATTTGCCTCTTCTTTTAGCTGTGGGAACTCCCAACGCCCCTTAACAGCGTCCAAAAGCATGATATGTTCCTCATTTGACTCAGATTCAGTGAATATTCCCCATGTTGTAACCGCAGAATAGTCGGCTCTATCACTCTTACTAAAGGCCGTATCATAGCTCTGAATGATGTAATTACACTCAGGAGGGTCCTCTTTTTCCCACTTTTGCCACCATTCTCGCTTGATTATCGCCCCTTCTTCGGCTGTGGGGTTCTGCATGTACTGTGCGTTCCACTTCCCCACAGGAATAGACGCTTTTACCCCCTCTAACTCCTCTAATTTCCAATATTCAGGCCATAATGACTTGCCAGAGGGCATAATAGCGGGAAATTCTACTATATCCCACTTATCAGCTCCTTTTTCGCTCTGTTTAGACAAAACTTTTGCCGTTAAGTCCCTAATAGACCACCTCGTCATCACAATTATGATCGAACCACCAGGCTGTAGACGCTGTCGAGGACCAGAAGTGTACCATTCGTAGATAGTATCAAGCGCAGTAGCACTTAATGCGTCTTGCTCAGACACAGGATCATCAATAATAGCTAAATCAGCACCACGACCAGCTAACGCACCCCCAACTCCAACCGCATAATACTCTCCACCCGCATTTGTACTCCACCTGCCAGAGGCTTTAGCATCAACAGCAAGCTTAACGTCAGGGAAAATGTCCTGAAAGTCCTCATTCTCAATTAAATTCTTTACTTTTCTACCAAAACCAACCGCCAGCTCCGCCGTGTGAGTCGCCTGAATGATTTTTTTAGTAGGATCACGTCCCATAAGCCACGTTGGGAACAAATAAGACGCAAATTCACTCTTTGTATGACGAGGAGGCATGTTAATAATAAGTCTTTTGATCTTACCATCAGCCACAGCTTGCAATTTTTCAGCATAAATCTTATGATGCGCCCCCTCAATAAAATCAGGCCACACATACTTAACAAAAGACATGAAATCTTTTTGTTTCTCTTCTCTTTCATCTAATTTATTAAGCCGCTCCAACATAGGAGCAACTTTCATAAGCTCTTCGTCAGTTAGAAACTGCGAAAAGTCTTCTACACCATCCATAACCCTACCCCGTTAAGCTACTTAAAAACCTTTGTGTCGCTGAAGCTAAACTATCTGTTACAGCTCCACTTGTAAGAGGATCTACTCCCATTGCGCCACCTTTGTTCGCAAAAGTAATTGGATTGAATGTCTCAGTAGGTTCAGTAGGAACTCTAGAAGGCTGTTTAATTCTAGCAATAATCTCGTCTAAAGTTTCTGTAGGTGTTTCATCTTCAGATGTGTCATCTGTATCATCCTCAGTTGTTTCATCATCTTCACCTACATTTTGAACTGGAACACAAACGCCACCACTTAATACATAACCCGCTGGACATGGATCATTAGGAGCAGGAGAATCATCATCATCAGGGCCAGGTTTGAATCCTTCTCCTAAAATGTAATCATAAAGAGGATCTTTGTTATCAAATTGATTGGGCATAACTGAATGACCTTTGTATTCAACTATGTTGCCTTTTGCGTCTTTGATAACAACACCAACATACTTACCTTTATGTCTTCCTTTTTGTATTCTAACCGCTGTCGCTGTTTGACCATCTTTCAAGTAGCCTCTTTTATCTCCATCTAATAGGTCAGCCTGTTCCTTCATGTCTTTTTGAGTTAATTTTATCATAACCTTATCAAGCAGTGCCAAAATAGGATGCGCTTTAGAAATAAGACTAACACCATCTCTCACCCAACCTTGGTTTCTTTCTCCAGCTCTTAGACGTTTTAAAAGCTCTTCTTTAGTTTCAAAAGCATAATTACCTTCACTTAGGCCGTCTAATTTGTTGTAGTAAAGATCGTTATTAAGGTCTTCTTTTACAGCTTTTATTGTGCCTGCGGTAACATCGCCATTTTGTCCGTTGCCAGCATTAGCAATAAGTTGTTCTAGTTTTACAATTCCTTTGTTTTCAATCTCATTTTCATCAGGGAAACCTCCAGTAACAGCGTTTGAAATTGTTTCTTCTAAATCTAAACCTTCACCACCTTCTCCTTGAAACTCTGAATTAATATCATTGACAAGGGCTTCTTCCTCATAACCACCTGCTTGTTCAGAACCAAAATCATCAAAACTAACTGCTGGATCTCCAATGCCCATTGGGTCTACAGGATCGCCTAAAGGCTGTATGGAACTGCCGCCTGTAGGAACATCGGCTCTTGTATCCGTAGCCATCGCATTTATACCTGCATCCTCCTGAAAAGGACCACCTGTAGGAATATCTGCCTTATAAACAATCTCAGCATCATCTGGAATCATGGGTCCTAAACCGTCAAACTCACCTTCAAAGGTATTATTATCAAATGTAATTGGTTGGTCGTCTGGCCTTTTAGTGTCTGAAGGAAATTTTTCTATAGGATCTCCAATGCCCATCGAATCAATAGAATCAAACGCTAAAGGCTGTATAGAACTTCCACCCGTAGGTCTATCAGCCCTTGTATCCGTAGCAAATACATCAAAACCCGCATCTTCACTATCAAGTGGGCCACCCACAAGAGGACTAGGAGTTGGGAAAATACGGGCATCATCTTTTGGTGGAGCCATAGATGTAGCTGGTCTAGTGCTAAAACCTTTTGAAGCCCTATCTCTCTCAAAGGCATCAAGTTCTCTTGCATTTTGATCATCATTCCTAGCGCGTAATGCGTTAGAAGCTCCCTCATCACCATCTAAAGATAGTTGCTCTAATTCAGCCTCACTAAGGTCGCTATACATAACAGAAGAATCAAATCCCTCTCCATCCTCATCAAAACCAAACCCAGTAGGCGTAGGTGTTTGATTCGCTAAGTCCTCAGTTCCAAACATATCATTAGACGGAATATTAGCTTTTTCTAACTCATTTTTACGCTTTTCAAACTCATTAATACTATTTTGTAATTCAGTTTTAAAACCTGACATGTCATCTCTAACAAAGTCATCAGTTTCAGGATTGTAAGGCATATACCCCCTACTATCTTTCGTAGGAGCAAATGGATCTCCAGTCATTAAACCAGACGTTAATCCACTCGAACCACTCGACATAATATTTCCACTAGTATTCGGGTCAGAAGGATCAAAATCAAAAGGAGAAATAGACCTGTTCTTAAACTCCTGTGGAGCCGCAAATAACATGTCATCTGGTAAAGCACGATTATCACTTATACGATCACCCATAGAGTCTACATACGCACCAGAAGACGAAAGCGCATCCGTCCTCTCAGGAAAACCAAGCTTGCTTCTAGCAAGAGCAAGACCATCAAGACTTTCCATTCTTTTCGCTAAGTTGCTCCTAGCAGTCACAGGATCAGTATCTAGACCCCCCGTTTTAGAAGATCCACCAAGATACCCAACATCACTAGACTCTAAATTCCCGCCATCACCTGTAAAATTACTGGATGAAAATTTAGGAATAGATATACCACTTGTTCCAGCATTTACAGTGTTACCACCAAAAATGTTTGACATCCTATCCCTAACTCCGTCATCAAAGATAGAAGAAGTGCCGCCAGTATTAGCAAACGTACCCTCAGCACTCTCAGCATTTAAAAAGTCAGACGCAGGATTACCTAAATTCGTCATAGGTCTGTTATCCCTGCTAAACGGTTGCTCTAAACCACCCCTGTTGGAAAATAACTGACCACCACCAAAACCTGCATAACTATCTCGACTCGCAGTAGGATACTGCGTAGGCTCCTTATCATAACCAGCCGTGTTCATTACCTCAATCTCATCCGCAGAAGGATACTGCGCCGCAATCCTCTGCTCAGTCGCAGCCCTCAAAGCCGCTTCCGCTGCCGCCCTGTCATCCGCATCATTCTGACGCTGTTCTTCCTCTTGCCTGTCTAACTCATCTCTAAAATCACGCGCCTCAGCACCAAAATTCTCAGAACCAGGGCCATCTCTACGAGCATACGCAGGAACTCCACCTGGACCAGGCTGACCAGAACCACCCATCTGCCGCAACATAGACTGCTCTTGAGGATCAATATACGCCAACATATGAGGCTGATCTTCAATCATAGTCTGTCGAGGTACAGCTCCGCCTTGGTTAAAATTAGCCGCATAGTTTCCACCACCTGTCGCAGTGTTGTTTTGATGAAACAGCACATCCTCGTTGCCTCTGCTCATCGGATTATATGGACCGTTAAGTGCGGGACTTTTATTCATAAAGGGCATTAGCCCACCACCATAACCTGACGGAAGTCGATTATTGTATGGAATTTGAGTAATCGCTGGTTGAGCAATAGCAGTCATACCACCAGACTGTAAACCAAAAGTCTCTTGAGCATTGCCAGCAACTTCGTCAATAAATGGACCTACCTCCTGACTAGCCTGCTGTTGTAACTGAGTAGTAATATAACTGCTAAGAGGCTGTAAAGCACCCTGAATACCACCACCTCCACCATAACCGCCAAACGAAGGCATAACCGCAGGTCTAGCCGCAGATAAATTCATAGGAGGTAAGAATCGTTGTTGGTCTGCTATGGGCTGCTGAACAGAGCCACCATGACTCATCCTCACAGGGCCACCCCTGTTCATAGCTAACGGAGCAGTCGTGTTCATCTTCTGTAAATACTTGCTAAACTTATCACGACCAGAAGAACTACCACCATAACCCGCAATACCAGAATTACTGCTGTTTAACGGAATCGGCGATCCTACAGGAGGAACACCACCCATCGGAGGCTGTAATCCAGGTAACGTAGGTGTCGGAGCAACAGGTTGAGTACCCGCCATCGGACTCATGCCCGTACCAAAACGTGGTGGAAATCCTGCCATAAGCCTTCTCCTAATAAATTATATAATACATACTAACAAAATATTGAATTTTAATCAACATACTCTAATAAACCATTCTTTATCATACTATCCGCAAATAATTCCCTGCTACCATAATGATAATCACCACCATTCCACTCACACATCTCCATAGCCTTGCGCTTCATAAAAAGAACCTCCTGACTACTAGTCAGTATCGCCATATTAGATAAAATAGGAACAACTTCCTCTGGACTCTGCCCGTCAAATTCAACAACATCACCGTAACTCAAACGAAATGTAGGCATCTTTTTCCTTTTTTTAAAATTTTTTTTAGAGTAGTGTATTCGCAATAAAGATGAACACACACAAATTGTCAAGGATCTAAAAGTGGGCTGTATAGAAATTCTACTCGCAATTTCACTGCACTTGGGCATGGACGGAGACTACAATGCAGTACACCCACACGCCAGATGTAACATAGATGACTCAATATTCGGCGTATACTACAACTCACTCAACAATCTCAGCTTCTACGCCGCTAGAGAATTCAAATTCGGTTACTTCTGGGACCAAAGAATCGAACTAGGCTTCGTATCAGGCTACTCATCCAGCACAGTAACACCCATCATTCGATACAAGATCGAAAACTTTTTCATCTCACCCAGCTACGAGACACTCAATGGGGACAACAACTACGGCCTAGTCGTCGGGTTCGAGTTCAAACTTTAATTTTTTTTTATAAAATTTTTTTTTGGGGTAATCGTTTGAGAGAAACTGGGTGTAAAGGCCCTCCGCACTACCATAATCTATTTCGGGGGTTCGCATAAGTCAAAATCCGATCCGATGTAAATCGAACAATTGTTCTAGGGTACCTACCACCATATCCCAGATAGTCCCTCACGCCCGATATTAGCGCCACCAACAACCCGAACAATTGTTTTGGTTAGTATCCCTGCTTAGAAAACATAGCGCCAATGTGCGGGCAAAAAAAAGAGCGGGATAAAACCCGCTCAAATTTATTTATTGAGTTTTACTTGCGATCTTTATCTAGATCGCAAGTCGATTATTCTATTCTGGAACCATTCGAAAACAGGGTCAGAAACACTTGCCCAAATTGACGCGCTACCAATTCTATTTTCTGGCATCAATCTTGGACCTGTGGGTTGGATTTCATACGACCTTACAATCTCGTATCCATTCAAGTGAGTGCCGTCCCCATAACGATTACCAAAGGTTGCTTGGTCGTATTGTATGACGGCTCGCGTCCTATCAAAATCCAATGTTTCTAACCTGTTTCTAATCTCTGTAATCTGTCTTCTAATATCGGCATCGGTTCCACCTGTGGCGTTCATAATTTCTTGCGTTGCCACACCACCACGTTGACGTGCCATCTCATACACAACACCAACCCTAGTTCCTCTTCTGAATGGTGCATTTTCTGGGGTAGTAATTGTAATTGGTTCACTTCCTATTTCAACTCTGTTATCCACAGTTTGTGCGACTAGGGTTAAAAGAAATTCTACCCAATGCGTGATCTTGTCTAGTTCTATTGTACCACTTGCTTGCCGAAATTCTATAGTGCCTTTTGAAGTCCAAGGTTGTAAGTTAATAACGCAATACTTTCCCATGGCATTGGCTATAAGCTCTTCTATAGTATCGCCAACAATTGTTCTGGTTATGGGATTGGCCATATTGTGATTAGTTCTAGATGGTGGAAAAAAACCATTTATCGAAATTTGATTTAATTGATATCTTTCCATGATATCTTTTACAGCAATTGCGTCCATTGGCTCTTCCAAACATTCTAATTTAAGAACGTCTATATTCCCATGCCTTTGCATACTTTGAATACATTGACCTGCAAATGTGACTAAATTAATATCATCTTTTATTTTGGCGTTACCTATATGAACATGCATACCGCAACTTCTATTTACTGTGGCACCTTTTCTTTGAGTTAGTTCTATTACGCTTTTGATGTAATCAATTGAGAACTGGTTATAAGGTAATGGTGGAAATGCAATTTCTAGATCTACACCTGTGGTGCCATCGGGTCCACAAGGTACGCCATTAATTCCTGCATCTATAAAAAACTGTGGAAAATCCTCCCAACTTAATCCTGTTCCTGTAAGTGAAAATTCTAGTTCTAATCCAAACAATCTGTTTTTAATATTTGTCATTGTGTTTCCTCATATATTTAGTGTTTTGCTAGGCGTTATTGCCTAACACCTTAAGGTGTTACATGGGATTTAATGGGAAGTCAATAGATAAACACTATATTTCTATATTTATTTTACTTTTGTTTATTGGGTCAATAACGCTTACCTATTTGAGATCTCGCGTTTCCATTATAAGGAACGCGCATATATATGTGTATGTATGTATATGTATATATGTATGTATATATGTATATATGTGTATTCCGATCCGATCCGATCCGATTCTCCGATCCGATCCCGAACAATTGTTCGGCTTATTCTCCAGCAAAAAAAAGACCCAGCCGAAGCTGGGCCAGTTGAGGCGTTCTAGTGAAAAAAGATTAAAAGCATTATCGGAGTGGCGAACACACAAACCACCCCAATAATGTCAACGAGAAGTTTAAACTGATTGGACATATTTAAACCCCGCTTCTTCTGCCGCAAGTCTTAACGGTGTAGTATCAAGACCGAAATCCCTATATCCCTCGCCAATCATTCTATAATAACCGTGGCTCGGTGGTGATAGAGCTGTACTATCAACCATAAAATAACAAATCCATTTATAGCTATTGATCTTCCTCCTGTTGTATAGGGTTGGGTAACCTTCGACCCGATCCAGTGAGCGCAAGCATTGCGTTGTAATTTTCCAGAGAACAACGGGAGCTACGCAGTCATCTTCAGGTACTAAGTCAGCAACCCCTCGGAAAACTAAGCGGTAGTTGGGGAGGTAAAACCCCCCCATCGGTTCAGCATCAGGGCAACGCGCCTTCATGGATTCTAAGTTCGTATTCATTCCATATGATAGATAATACATTAACAGCCCTCCCAAAGTTCTTCCAAGACAGAATCTAAATCCATATAGTCATGGTCGTAACTAGCAAATTGTGTTTCATTCCACCAATAACCCTCGACGGTTTTAGTTTTAGTATTGATCCAAATATTAGGGCCGCCAAAAGCAACGCAAACCCTTGCACCTAGAAACTTTTTTTCACTTGAAACGATGTATTCAATGTCAAGCGCATCGGCTAGGTAATCGTACCCATCAACGTTCTCGCCATCATCGGATGTATAGCCATTTTGTAAATCTTGTGCGATTGACTGAACATTATTTTGTAAGAAATTTGTTCTTACATTATTAGATGTTAATTTAACTGTATTTGTCATTGTGTGTGTTCCTTCTTATTTGTTTATAATCCTTTTATATCCCACCTTATCTATAGTGTCAAGTATAAAAATGCAAAAAAACAAAAAAATATAAAAAGTTTC